GATCTCTTGCCACTACTTCAATTAAGATATGGTCATCTAACCAGCGAACCCACAGAGGCAGACATTGACCGCTGCACAGGCTGTGGGTCTTACATGATAAAGAGGTGCTTAACTTGCCAGCCTACGACTACAAATGCACACGATGCAATCTTAGTCAAGAGATCTATCATGGATGGCACGATCGACCAATGATTCCATGCACCTATTGCAATGAGCCAATGGTCAAGTTAATAGCAGCTACTCCAGCAGTATTTAAGGGTAAGGGCTTTTACTCAACGGATAAATAGTTATCCACAGAAGTTATCCACAGGGGGTAATCATGAAACGAAACACCGTTCTGAGCAGGACTTTTACAAATGGATTTGACATTGATGGTACGCTAACGGCGCAGAGCCTCTCAAAGGCTCACCGCGAGCCCCTTAGGGGCGTAGCTCGCGGGGTGCTAGTAGCTATTGGGATAGCTCTATGCATCATGCCTGATGCAGGTGGATCTAAACCAATGCAATATGTAACCTATAAAGAATTCGCTTATCATCAATTAGGTTATAACTTAAAGCAATATAAATGCTTAGCCATACTCTATGGTAAAGAATCAGCATGGAATCCTAAAGCAGCTAATGGATCTCATTATGGTATTCCTCAAGGTAGAAGTGAATGGCTTAAAGACCAAGATGGTTATACCCAGATACAATGGGGCTTAGACTATATAGGGCATAGGTATGGTGAGCCATGCATAGCACTCAATCATTGGAAGGCTAAAGGATGGCATTAGACAAGCTGAATAGTAGGCGTTACCGCGAGCAGCGCGAACGCGTGTTCATGCGCGATGGTAGATTCTGTCAGTTGTGTGGCACAGATGAAGGTGAGATGCATATCGATCACATCATCCCACGCAAGAATGGTGGAGACCATAGCCTTGAGAATCTAAGGGTGTTATGCAAGTCATGCAACCTGCGCAAGGGTGCGCTCAATGAGGGAGTTTTTTTAGCACGACAGGCTACCCCCCCTGTCTTTCTCGACTATATCTCCCCGACACAGTCCGAACCGATGCTGGACAGTCCGTTTAAGACCCGACCTAGTCCGAGTCAATGACAACTAAGACCAGAAAGCCCAAAGCCCTGCGAGGGGCAACCAAGCCACGGCTTCACAGTCCACTTCTCAAGGGCGAAAACAAGCTGCAAGATGTTAAAGACCTCTGCGACATCGTCAAGATGCCACTTATGCCGTGGCAAGAGTTCGTGCTCAAAGACATGCTCACGATTGACAAGAAAGGCATGTGGGTTCGTAAGACAAACCTCATTCTGGTCGCTCGGCAGAATGGTAAGACACATCTGGCGCGTATGCTGATCCTTGCACACCTGATTAAGTGGAACACCAATGTCCTTATTATGTCCTCAAACAGAAGCATGGCACTAGACACATTCCGACAAGTCACACACCTACTGGAGACCAATGACCACCTTAAAGGATTCGTCAAACAGATCAGACACGCCAATGGAACTGAAAGCATTGAGATGCTATCTGGAGCAAGGCTTGATGTTGTCGCAGCAACTAGAGACGGCTCTCGCGGTAGATCAGTCAATGGATTGCTCTACATCGATGAAGTCCGAGAGATCACAGAAGATGGATTTAGAGCTGCTACTCCTACAACTAGAGCTCACCCAAATTCTCAGACGCTTCTTACCTCTAATGCAGGAGACGCTTTCAGCACTGTACTCAACGACCTACGGGAAAGAGCTATCGACTACCCACCCAAGTCTTTTGGATTCTATGAGTATTCAGCACCCCAGTACTGCAAGATAGACGATCGCAATGCATGGGCTTTGGCTAACCCCTCACTCGGTTACACGATTACAGAGGATGCGATTGAGGAAGCGATTGCTACTTCACCGATTGAAAACACGCGCACGGAGACTCTTTGCCAATGGATCGACTCCCTAAGTAGTCCTTGGCCGCATGGCATTCTTGAGGAAACATCTGATTCAGATCTAGAGATGGCAGTCGGTGCTTACACAGTATTCGGCTTCGATGTTAGTCCGAGTAGACGCAATGGCTCACTCGTTGCCGGTCAATTACTTCCTGACGGGCGTATCGGCATCGGCATTTTAGAGACTTACAGCTCTCAGGTTGCTATTGATGAACTGAAGATGGCTGCAAGTATAAAGGCTTGGTGTGACATCTATAAACCTCGCCTAGTGTGCTTTGACAAGTACGCTACCCAGACTATTGCAGATCGCCTGTCTAATAGTGGCGTGGTCGTTGAAGATGTCTCTGGTCAGCAGTTTTACAAAGCCTGTGGAGACTTGCTTGAAGGCTTAGTCAATCATCGAGTAGTCCACAATGGACAAGCCGAGTTTATCCAACAGATGAATAACTGCGCAGCTAAGGTCAATGATTCAGCATGGCGCATTATTAAGCGAAAGTCTGCGGGAGATATCTCAGCACCCATCGGCATAGCAATGGCAGTAAGCAAGCTAATGATTCCTCAACCTAAGCCACAAATTTACGGCTAGACACACCCCTATCATATTGTCTATTTACTTGACAAATGGTATCCTTTATGACTATGGGTCTATTCCGCAAAACCGAAGCAATCTCTGAAGATAAGCGTTCGTCGCTTTTAGCGCAATACGCCCCTAGTATTATGGGAGAGAATCTTAACTCCCTTTATAACTACATCCTTCCACGCGTTCAACGCAACGAAGCTATGTCAGTACCATCTGTCGCCAAGTGCAGGAATCTTTTAAGCGGTGTTATCGGTGGACTTCCACTTAACCTTTATCGCACATCAACAGGTGAAGAATTAGGAAACCCTGTCTGGGTTGATCAGCCAGCAATCAATCAGCCTCGCTCTGTAACAATGGCGTGGACTGTTGATTCATTACTTATGTATGGTGTTGCTTACTGGCAGGTCACAGAAGTTTATGCAGAAGATGGCAGACCTTCTCGCTTCCAATGGATTCCGAATGTCAAAGTTACATTCACTACAGATCTTTATGGCATGACTGTCACACAATATTTCATCGATGCAGTTGCAGTTCCAATGTCAGGTCTCGGATCACTTGTTACATTTCAATCATTCGATGAAGGTATTTTAGAGCGCGGATCTGAAACAATTAGAGCTGCAATCGATCTACGCAAGGCGGCAGTACAGGCAGCATCAACACCGATGCCATCTGGAGTACTTCGCAACAATGGTGCAGACCTAGATCCTAAAGAGATCGCTGGACTTCTTGCAGCATGGAAGAATGCGCGAAACAATCGTTCGACTGCATACCTAACATCTACTCTTGAATATCAACCAACATCATTTTCACCTAAAGACATGATGTATGACGAAGCACAGCAATTCTTAGCAACTGAGATTGCTCGCTTATGTAACATTCCTGCTTACATGCTTTCAGCAGAAGCCAACACATCTATGACTTATGCCAATGTACTTGACGAGCGCAAGCAATTTTTCTCGATGAGCCTTGCACCATATGTAAACGCAATTCAGGACAGACTCAGCATGGATGACATCACCGCTCGCGGAAATTCTGTGCGCTTTGATGTGGACTCATCATTCCTAGCAACTGAACCAATGGAACGCTTGCTAGTAATTGAAAAGATGTTATCTCTTGGCTTGATTACAGTTGAACAAGCTATGGAGATGGAAGATCTAACGCCTAACGGCAGCGAAGGAATCGAATAATGGAAAACCAAGTAATCACCTTCACAGCAGGGCTTATTGCCAATGTTGAGGAACGCTTGATCTCAGGCAAGATCGTGCCAGCAGGAACAGGCGAAGTAGGTAACACTTCAGCAGGTAAGGTCGTATTCGAGAAGGGCGCAATCGCACTTCCAGAAGATCCTAAGACTGTCAAGTTACTAAACCAGCATGATTCACGCCAGCCACTAGGCAAGGCAACACAATTCACAGAGCAAGAAGATGGCATCTATGCATCATTCAAGATTTCAAAGTCTAACCGTGGATCAGAAGCTCTTATCCTTGCTGAAGAAGGATTGCAATCAGGTCTTTCAGTAGGCGTAGAAGTAATTAAGTCAAAGCAGAAAGGCAATGTGATGTTCGTATCCGCTGCCAAGTTGCTAGAGGTTTCATTGGTAACAGAGCCAGCATTTAAGTCTGCTCAGGTTATCGATGTAGCGGCTGAGGAAACTCCAGAGGTCGTAGAAGAAGAAATCACACCAACAGAAAGCGAGACAGCTGTGGAGAATACTCCAGAGACAGTTGCAGCACCAGCAGTAGAAGCAGCAGCGGTTGAAGCTGCTCGCCCAACTGTAGTGACAGCAACTACATTCGTGCGCGAGCGCGTAGCACCAATCACTTCAGCACAATATCTAGAAGCTAACATCAAGGCTGCTCTAGGTGATGACGAAGCACGCCGCGTAGTTCGCGCAGCAGATGATTCAACATCAACAAACACAGGTTTGACACTACCTCGTCACCTAGACACATTCATCACAGACACCTTTACAGGTCGTCCAGCATTCGAGGCATCAACACGCCAAGCACTTATCGATTCAGGTATGAGCTTCACAGTTCCACGCCTTTACACAAACGCATCTACTCCAGATGTTGCACCAACAGTTGCAGACACAAACGAAGGTTCAGCACCATCTGAGACAGGCATGACATCTGCATACGACACAGTAGATGTAAACAAGTTCTCAGGACTACAGCGCGTATCATTCGAGCTAGTAGATCGCTCATCACCTGCATTCATGGAATTGATGATGGTCGAACTTCGCAAGGCATACGAGAAGGCAACAGATACAGCACTTCTAAATGCATTCATCGCATCTGGTACAACAGCAGCAACTACAGCAGCAACAGCAGCTGGATTGCAGTCATTCATCTCTGTAGAAGGCGCAGCAGCTTACAAGGGTACAGGCGGAGACTTTGCTAACAAGCTAGTTGCCTCGACTGACCAATGGGCAGCAATCACCGGCTACGCGGATACCACAGGACGAGCTTTGTACTCAGCACAGGGAGCAACATACAATGCAGCAGGTACAGC